GCAGTCTGTTTATCAAACTATTATGTTTTAATAAAGTTATTTTTTATAGAACTGTTCTACGTTCTTAGCATAGTCTTTCCAAAATGTTTTAGCATCTTCAAAAGCATCTGCGTAGAACTTAGTAAAATAGTTCTTAAAGTCTGAATAGTTTAGCATTGTTATCTCCGTTTGTTTAAAGAGATATGGTAAGTCTTATCAGTTATTTCAAGTTTAAATGTTCTTTAACTGATTCAATAATGTACTTAGCTATTTCCCACTTCCATTCTGCGTACAAGCCAAGTATTAATCCTAATATAAAATAAATCATTTAATCTTATTAAAGTATTCTATACATTCTGCAATAGTTTGTTGTCTAATGTATTCGTCTCTTATTTCTTGTGATGTGGGTTGTGGTAAAGGTGAATCCCATCTATCTATAATAAATTCTCCAGCAGATGTAAGATCATAACTAGCATTAGGTGCTAAAGATTTCATTACTGTATTAATACCCCAAGCAAAACCATTTTCATTTGTATATGATTTAATTGTTTCTTCTATTGATAGTTTAGGCATTATTTAAATTGCTTTCCTGTTACCCAAGTTACTAATGAATTTCTTTCACCTTTAGTTACTGGCATAACTTCGTGTAATACATAAGATGGGAATATAATTAATGTTCCTTGTGTTTTATCCATAACATTAGCTTCTTCATCATCTCCATCATATAGTTTAAGTTCTCCACCTTCATATTCTTCAGGATTTGTTAATTGAATAGATATAGATAATTTTCTAACTGGCATATTTATTGATCTATCAACGTGCTTTCCATATTTACCAGATGGTGCTTCATAATTAGTAAATTGGAAACCTTCATTTAATCCAAATAAATCAAATTTAAAGAATCTTTCATTGAGATTTAATGTAATGTCAGTTACTCTGCGAAATACCCAATCCATATCATCAAGAGGATATAACCAAGATATTTTAGAATCTCTAACATCAGATTCTCCTTTAGTAGTTCCTTTAATTAAACCTTTGTTTTTTGCTGTATTAATTATTGTTTCACATTCTAATTTTGAAAATGCGTTATTCCAAAATGCGTAGAGATTAACTTGGTCTACTTCAAAATTCCAAGATGAATTTTCAAATTTTGGTTCTTTGCTTATTTCTGACATGACCTTCCTTTTTTTTAAAAAATACTATACTTCTACTATATCCCAAGTCAATGTTGATTCATTCCAAGAGTACATATTATCGTCTTGTGGTTTAGCAACTGGTGCATTCCACACACAAGTAGTTTCGTTTAATATCCAAGAGTTAAAAGGTTTAGGTGAAATGAAAGCATCTCTTGTTTCATCATAAGTATAACCTATTCCTGCATGATTTTTTCTTAAAGGTGTTCCATTATTATTATGAACTCCACCATGAGTATTATAAGATGTTTGTTTCCATACTGGATAGCCAGTTAATTTGGTTAAAAAATCAATACCTATATCTTCTTGTTCAACTCCATTAGAATCTTTTAATACGTTATTATGTACTGATAAAACTTCTATTACTTTTGAATTTAATCCTATTTTTGCGAATGATGCCATTATGCTGTGTAACTCCCAGAACCTGTAAATTGTAAAATTGTATTACTTCCTGATGTTGTAATAGTTGGAGAACCAGTTGTTGTTCCTGAATAACTTGCAGTAGAAAAACTTAATATAACAATTCCTTTACCACCAGCACCTCCACCTGAACCCGTTGTTCCTCCACCTCCTCCTCCTGTGTTTGCAGTACCAGCATTTAAACCACCATTAGCACCACCACCTGTTCCACCTGTACCTATTGTTCCACCACTAAAAGTTCCACCTCCACCTCCACCTGCATAAGTTACTGAAGAACCAGTTATTGAAGATGCAGTTCCATTACCACCATTTCCACCAGCAGTGTTTGTACCATTACCTCCAACAGCACCAGCACCTCCTCCACCACCTCCTCCATAATTTGGAGCTGTAGTTGTACCAGTACCACCATTATTACCTTGACTAGGTGATGTGCTTGGAGTGTTTCCATTTCCAGCAGTTCCACCATTACCACCACCTCCTCCACCTGAACCACCACTTCCACCAGCTCCACTTCCTTGACCACCTCCTCCACCACCAGCAGAAGTTATTGTTGATAATCCTGAACCTGAAATTGAAGAATTAGAACCATTTGTAGTACCTATACTTGCCGCACCACCATCTCCAACTGTTACTGTAATTACTGTTCCTACTGAAACTGATTGAGTAGATGTTCTATATCCACCTGCTCCTCCACCTCCTCCTTGATTAGGTACACCTCCTCCACCTCCTCCAGCTACTACTAAAAAATCTACTGAATAAGGTAATGGGTCTAAAGATTGAGAACCATAATTTGATGCTGAAGTAGAAACCCAACCTTGAGTAGAATCTACATAAGTTAAAGTTACAGCTTCTCTATTTGTTGAAATTGTTTTATTTGCAACTACTCCATTAATTTTATTTGAGTTAGCACCTAAAGTAATATTGTTTGTTGCAAAAGTTCCTGCGTAATCTACTATTTGAACATAATCTCCAACAGATGGAGAAGCTGGTAGTGTTACTGTAAAACTAGCAGATGTAGTATTGCATGGATATCCTCTACCACTTACAGCAGTAAAACCAGTTGTTTGAACTGATTGCCAAGATGTCCCAGCAGAAATAGTTGTAAATGAAAGTACGCCTGAACCATTAGTAATAAGTGATTGTCCAGCAGTTCCATCAGTTGCAGGTAATGTAAATGTTAAGTCAGCAGATAAAGAAGCTGGTGCTTTTAATGCTACATAGTTAGTTCCATTAGCTGTTGTTTCTCTAAAACGAATTTCTTTTTGATTGTCTATAATTAAATTTACTGTTGATGTATTTACTGAATCTGAAAGTGTTAAAACTGTTCCTGTTGCAGTTGTTGATAGTCCAGTAATTGAAACTGTTGAATCTAACCAATTTACTGTGTTAGCTGTGTGGTCAATAGTTGCTAAAGATATATCATCAGCACCATCATAATATTTTAAAGTTGGAGAAGTTGCAGTTGTTGTATCTAACCAAAGCTGACCAGCTACTGCACCTGTTGGTCTTGATGTTCCTGAATTTGTTGTTTGAACTGCTGATAGTGCGTTATTAAGATCAGATCTAAAAGAACTGAATCCTTGATTTGCTATGTTATAATCGTGTTGTGCCATATTCTATCTAATATCCTTTAGCTAAGTAATCAAAAGTTTTGCTAACTCCTGAACTTGCACTATTTTTAAATGCAACATTAAAACCATTAACAGTTTTACTTGAAATTGTAAAGAAATCTCCTGTGTTCATACCTTGTGCTGTTATTCCTACTGCATAATTTGAAGAATAAAAAGGATAAGTAAAAGTTACTGCATAAGTTCCTGTTCCTGAAACAATATCATTTCCACTAAATATTCTATCTTCCATATCTAAAGTAACTGATAAAGCTGATACAACTGGAGTAGAAGATAAATCTTGTGAAGTCATCATAACTCTAAATTTATAATATCTAGCTGTATAATCACCAATTACAAAGTTTCTATAAGAACTATAAGTTACATTATCATTTGATAAAGCTATTTCTAAATGTGCATTACAATTAGCTGGTGCATCTCCGTCAAAGTTAGAAGCCCCATCATCAAAGTTTCCTGTTCTTGAATCAAATAAATCATCTATGTTATCAGCAGTCTGAGTTATAAAAGCAGTTACTCTTGTTGTATAAGTTGCACCAAGATCAATCGGATTTGCAAAATAATAATAACCTAATGGATATAAGTCATAAGCAGTCAAACCAGAATCAAAGAATGAAGTTCCTGAATCAAAGTTACCTATTGCTGAATCAAATAATTCTGAAGAATCTAATCTAATTGTATTGTCTAAAACAACAGTTCTGTAAGTTGTTCCTGCAAATGTAGGAGATTCAGTTTGTGTTGCAACTGCATTAAAGTTTCCAATATCATTTATGTTTGTAGCTATAATAGATTCGTTAGAAGAATAGTTACCATTTTTATCTACTGCTTTTATTAAATAGCTTCCTGTTCTAGCTGGAACAGTAATGCTGGTTGCAGGTCTAGCAACTTTTTCTACTAAAGAAATTGAATCTGCCCAATCAGCACCTGATGTTACTGGAGAATATCTAATTGTATAATGTGCTAAATCTAAATCACCTATTTGTGTCCAAGCTAAGTGAGCATCACTACCAACAATGTTACAAGAAAAATCCTGTACATCTTCAGGTGGTGCTATTCCACCAATAATAGTTCTTGTTGCAGAAGTATAAGTTGATGATACTCCTAAAGTATTAAATGCTTTTACTCTTACGTTATAAGTTGAACCATCTATTACGTTTAATATTCTTTGTATTAATCCTTTTCCTTGACCAGCAATAATATAATCAGTAGCTGTGCTTAATTTGTATTCAACTTGGTAGTAATCTACAAAACTATCTGGTGATGCACCAATAGCCACATCTAAACAAGTTATAAC